TGGATTGATTAGCCATGAGTTCCCCTGCTTAACCGTAGGGGAACTTTTATTAAACAACAAATAAAAATTTTGATTATGAGAACAAATAAGAAAATACAAGACACAACAGAAATCTTAAAGAAAGCCGCAGAGACATTTAAGTCTCAGAGCTATTTAACAGCCTTAGAGAAAGTTTGGCTAGACTATCAAGTAAAAGTAAGAGAAGACATTAACTATCCTCTTAAAAACATGGTATTCTTACCAAATGACATCGAACTAGCTTATCTACAAGGTTTGCAAAGAGATGTTATTGCCTCTCAAGGAAGAAAATTAGCTAACTCTATGAAAGTAATGGGTAACATCAGACCTATTATTGTAACTAAACTTAAGTTTGATTCAAACAAGTACAAGTTCTACGTATTAGATGGACAGCATAACTACACAGCTCTACGTGCATTAGATGCAAAAGAAATCCCTGTAGTAGAAGTGCCAGTTAAAGATATTCCTTCTCTAGTAGAAGTAATAGCTTTACTAAACTCTTCGTCTAAAGCTTGGACTCTCAAAGATTATGTAAATGCTTGGGGTAATATCCACGAAGATTACATAACTCTAAAGAACTTGTTTGATAAATATGACGTAGAGTTAAGTATCATTGCCGCCATTTGCAGTGGAAGTACAGTTGCAACATCAGGTCCAGGAACCTCTTTAATTAAGTCAGGCAAATTTGTAATAGCCAACCTTGAAGAAACAGAGAGAAAACTAGCTGATATTACTGAAATCTTGAGTTTATTGCCACGTATGGACAGAGCAGCTAACCGCTACTTTATTCTTTCTCTTCTTAATGTATTTGCTGAGATTAAATACACCAGATCGCATCAGGTTAGACTTGTTGCTTTTGTACGGGAGAATAAAGAAGTGTTAAAGTTTGCTCTAAACAATGTAGCAGAACTCAAACAGTTCCTTATGCAAGCCTTTTCTTAAAACTATACCTAGGATTCTTCTTTGAGTTCTAGGTATTTTTTTGACTAATCTGAAAAATTAATTAAATTAGTAATACTATAGGTTATGAAAAACACATATTATAAACTTACAGAAGACCTTAAGTTAAAGAAGATACCAAACTTAGGAAGAATAACAAAGTACTCTTTGTTGTTAAATCTTATCCTTATCGTAGTAATATTAATACTATCTGCTAAAGGACCTATTATTAAAAGAATCTATACACACAAAGTAGATACAGTAACTCTTGGAGATGTTTCACTTACAGATAGTGCTATCCTTAAAGAACTAATCAATCAGGACTGTGTATTACCTCCTATGGCTGTCGCTCAAGCAAGGATTGAAACTGGTAACTATGTTTCTAAGGTATGCCTCAACAACAAAAACTTATTCGGTATTAAATACCATAAATGTAAATATGTTCTTGGAGAAAATCTTAATCACGCAAGTTATAAATCCTATAAAGATAACATTAAATGTTATATTCACATCCAAAATCGCTATCTTCGTAATATAGATGGTAGATACGCTGAAGCAGATAATTACATTGCCGTGTTAAAGGGATTACAAAAATGAGTAACGAAGTTAGAGAAAAGATACAATTAGAAGCTCTCGTAGCAGTCTTGTCTAAAAGAAAGGCAGGACTGCACGTGAGTATGGGCGTAGGTAAAACCTACATTGGACTACAGTACATTAAAAAAGTAGGAGGAAAGGTACTTGTTGCTGCTCCTAAGGTTTCAATCTTTGAATCTTGGAAGAATGATGCAGAGAAGTTTAACCTTAACTCTCTACTAAACAACATAACATTTACTACTTACATCTCTTTGAACAAACATAATCCAAAAGATTATGATATTGTAGTATTAGACGAGGCACATAATACTAAGTATTCGCATGATGAGTTTCTTTCAGAGTTCAAAGGACGAGTACTAGGGCTTACTGGTACACCTCCTCGATATGCCTATGGAGAAAAAGGACAAATGATGGAACAATACTATCCTATTCAATATACTTATACCGTCGATGAGGCTGTAGAGGAAGAGATTTTGAATGACTATAGGATTTATGTACATCGTATACCATTGAGTACTGCAAACAACATATCTGTAGGCAAAGGAGCCAAAACATTTATGACTAGTGAAGTTAAGAATTATAATTGGTTACAATCTCAAATTCAACAAGCCGTTAGCGAAAGAGATACTTTTATGAAGCGTATCTTTCTATTAAATGCTTTGAAGCAATTTAAATCTAAGTTACTGTTTGTAGATTTCATATCTAAAAGAGTACCGCAAGATGAAAAATGTTTGTTGTTTGCTAATACAACAGACCAAGCAAATCTTATTTGTGAGTATTCTCATCATTCAAAAAACACAAAAACAGATAATCAGTTAAACCTACATAAGTTTGCTACTGGACAGATAACACGTCTTAGCGCAGTAGAACAGTTAAGTGAAGGTATTACAATCCCTAAACTTAAACACATTGTAATTATGCACTCTTATGGCAATGAGAAGAAAGCTTCCCAAAAGATTGGTAGAGCCTTACGATTAAACAAAGATGAAGTTGCTAATGTACATGTATTGTGTTTTAGAGATACTGTAGATGAAACATGGGTAGCAAAATCGCTAGAAGATTTTGACATAAGTAAAATAAAATGGATCGACTGGACACAAAACAACAACGAGTTCAAGAAGTTGTAAGAAAAACATTTGACATAAGACCAAGTGGGAGAAGTACAGATTTTATTTCTCCCAGCTTTGGTTACGGCTGCCTATTTGATTGTAGTTATTGCTACATGAAGCGCCACCAACCACAAGGTTTAACTGTAGCGACTAACATCAATGATATATTAACCTCTATAAATAATCATTGTACGTTTGCCGTAGTAGATAAACCTAATCAAACCCACGAAGAATACATAACCTATGATATAAGCTGTAACGAAGACTTTGCACTTCATCTACGCTACTATCCTTGGAAGTACATCTTTGAGTTCTTTAAAACGCATCCACGGGCTATGGCTTCGTTTGCTACTAAGTACGTCAATCCAAAACTATTAACATACAATCCTGAAGGGAAAGTTAGAATTAGATTCTCATTAATGCCTCAACACTATGCTGATTTACTAGAACCAGAAACAAGTTCTATACTTAATCGTATATTAGCGATAGATACATTCATAGAAGCAGGTTATGACGTACACATCAACTTTTCTCCAGTTATAGTACACGATAAATGGCTAGACCACTACGAGTATCTATTTAGACAGATACAAAAGTTTGTGATGTACAAAGATTTAGTTAAAGCTGAAGTTATCTTTCTCACACACAATCAGGACAAACATCAAAGAAACCTTATCTATGGTACAAAAGGAGAACATTTGTTGTGGCAACCTGAAATACAAGAGAATAAAGTTTCTCAGTATGGTGGAGAAAACATACGCTACGAGCACAAGAAAAAAGCTGAATTTATCAGAAAGTGGACACAACTACATGACCAAATAATACCATGGAATACTATAAGATATATCTTTTAAGACTACAAAAAAGATTATACAAAAGATTACAGTTTATTTGGAACATTGATAAACATAAAGTAAAACAAGGAAAGTTATAAATGGACTTACTAGTAACACACCCCGTAAAGAAATCTGATTTAGGATTTCACGGCAATCTATTTGGTGGTAAACTCCTTGCATGGGTAGACGCAGCACTTGCGGCCTATGCAATGGAGAAATGCCACACACAAAACATGATTACCATATCTATAGATCAGTGCGTATTTAAAAAACCAGCTAAAGAAAAACAACTGGTTAAAATCTACGCAGAGTTACTTAAGATTGGTAATACCTCAGCTACATTTAGAGTAGAAGCAAGAGCATACAATGTATTTAGAGAAGATGAAATAGTTCTCTTACAAACCTGTATGACTTTTGTTCGTGTAGACGAAGAAGGTGAGCCTATTCCTATCAGTAAACAAGTTAAAGAAAACTTTACAACACCCCTATCAAAGTTATGAATGAAGATTTAGAATTTTTTGACCATGACGTCACAGAGAATGTACGGAAACTTCTCGTTAAGTATAGTAGAACCAGAGACGATGACATGTTATTAGTCGCAAGCTACTACTATACCTACTATCCTAAACTAGTAAAAGGTAGTGCTATGGACTTCTTAAAGAAGTTCTCTGAGTCTAAACTAGTGTCTTCTGATTTAATCACAAGAACCCGCAGAAAACTACAGGAACATAATCCTGAACTACGTGGTACAAAGTGGGCAGAAAGACACCAGAAACAAACAGAAGTTAAGTCTGATTTACGCAAAGTAGAACATTTTAGAAACTCAATATGAGCAACAATAAACAAAGTAGCGTAGAGCAACACGATGAATTTGATTTCAATTTAGGAGTTGTTGAGTTTGTAGCAACTGAACTAGAGAAGAACAACATTCCTGTACTTAGAACTGAAGAAGGAAATGCAGACATAGGACCTGGTCTTTACAATGGTGAAGATGGATTTTATTTTAGACACCCTAGTATCTACTTATCCTATGATGAGCAGGCTGTGTCTAGATTATTTCCTATGGGTGTAGGACCTTATACAGTTTGGTTAAAGAATGTTACTCCAATTGAAGTAGAAGATGACAGATTGTGGCCTTCTTCTATTGGTTTTGTAGTACGTTACGAAGACGACTAGACTTGCACATTTCCTCATCGTAGTGTATATTCGGATTTATGAATTTAGAAGTATATACATTTACTTGTCTCCTTAAAAACTACGATGAGGAGTTTGATGCTTTATCTTACCAAGAACAATACGACTCAGCACACAAATACTATAAAGAGTTTTTATCCTCTAAACAATCTAAAGAATCATCTGATTTAGTTATTGCTATCTTATATTATCTAGAAGATAAATATCAGTTAGATGATTCTTTGGATTTAAACTTTGACGATGATTAACTTTTTATGTTATTAATTTGGATTATCAATTTGTAATATATAACTTGCACAATTAAAATTATGGAAAACATTGATATTAACACACTTACGATTATTTTGGCTATTGTATTCATCATTGTATGTATTGCTGCAGCCAATCTCTACACTCAAGTAACTAAGTTAGAAGAGTTGTTAGAGCATCAACATGTTCAAACAAAGTATTACTCTAAAGAAAGTTTAGATCGTTTTGAAGACATTTCTAAACTACGTATGGAGTTAGTTAGTTTGAATTCCCAAAAGATTAAGCTAGAAGAAGAACTTCGTTTAGCTAAAGAATCTATGGAAAAATCTAAAACATCTGAAGTTGTTACTCCAGAGCCTGAAGTACAGACTTTTGTTGTAACTGAGATGTCTAAAGAAGAATCTGTAGTCAAACCAGCTAAGTCTTACAGAAGGAAGAATTCTTCTAAAAAGAAGTAATGTTTGGAAAGAAACCTACAAACAAGTATCGTGAAACTACTTACGAGAAGGAAGAACGTAAGTACTATGGACTAACGTGTCCTGTTTGTAACAGACCATTAAGTAAACAAAGACCTGTTTGTTTTGCTTGTCCTATACACCCCTTGGAGTACTATGAAAGGAAACAGAAACAAAGAGACGAGAAACAGATCTAATGAAGAAAGTAGGAGATAAAAAAACTATGGCTAGACTACAATCGCTGCAGGGGAAAATAACCCCTGAGTTTATAGATTATTGCAATCTAAATAACATAAATTTGCGGGATTGGTATCGTTGGCAGTTACACTTGATTTGGCAACAAAGAAAAAACAGTAAACAATTAAAAGAGAAACAGTAGTTATGATAAATGCAGAGATGTATAAGATACAGTACATGTCGGGACAAGGTAAAGTAGAACTGATAAGTATTCTACAGAAAGAAGGAGAAAACTGGGGATTGGTAAAAGACCCTAGATTAGAAGATGCATTAGCAAGTAAGTTTCTACAACCAGACCATTACAACCGTCATAATAATAATATGGGTTATGGTCAAATTGTAGTTACAGAAAGACTTACTTACATAACAGGTAGCTTTGAGATACCAAAAGGTAAAGAAAACTAATATGGAAAATGTAATGCCACAACTGGATCCTGAGCAAATGAATCAGGCTGTTGAGAAAAAAGGAAAAGAAATCTTTGATATGTTTTATCAAGCCATCAATCCTCAAATCACTGATGCAGTGACACAAGTCTCCCCTAACCTATCGAAGGAGTTAGCTAAAGCTTGTGCATTGACACACATTAAACCTTTTAAAAGTCCTTTTGATGCTATATCTAAAGAGAAAATAGAAGAACTTAATGGTGCAGCATCTGAAAGACTTCAACTTGTTTTGGAGTTTTGGAAAGGTGTTGAGATTTATATACAGTCTATGTAGAATAATATAAAGAGATTATCTTCAATCATCTACAAAGAGGACTCCCAAAGGGTCCTCTTTTTCTTTTCCATTCTATTATAACCAATCGATTAGAAAAACTTAAACTAAAACAAAAAGAAATTTATTATGCCAGATTTTGACAACCCATCCATTAGTTCCGAAAGTACAGTTGTACCAGTAAGAATTTCCTATGAGTACTGCAGATTATCACAAGATTTGCAAGCTCGTCTTTCAGCTATTCAAGAAACCTCAAGAGTTGCAAAAATGTTCTTAGCACTAAACCAAAGAGTAAGTACTTGTATTCCTGATTTAGATGGAAACATTAACTATTTTGGAATTAGTATTGATGATCCTACTAAAATCTCTTATCTAAACTTCTCAAGAATCAGAACTGCTTTTGCAAATAATCAAGCAGAAAGACTTTGGGAGGACAAAAACTTTCGATACCACAGTAGTGCAGGCAAAGTAGTACGTAAGTTGTTTGAGTCCATCCTACTAGAAGGTCAACCTGATTTAAATACAATAAATCATGTTATTAAATCAGAACTTGTTGATAGAGAAGATTTTGACACGGAGCCATCAACTTTCAAGAATTTTGCTGAGTTGTTTACCGAAACTGACTATGACCAGTTTAATAACCTATTTCGTATAGAAGGTTTTAGACAAGGTGATGGTGGTGAGGTAATCTACGTAAGAGGTCATTGGATTCAAGAACTTTACTTAGAGAAGAACTATGCCTCTACTTCAGGTACATTAGGTAATTCATGTATGCGTTACAGTAGAACCAATAAGTTTCTTGAAATCTATTCTAAAAATCCAAGTGTATGCAAATTGGCTGTTATACTAAACCAAGACGGTAAAGTACAAGCTCGTGCATTAGTTTGGACTGTAGATGGAGTTGATTACTATGACCGCATCTATGCTACTTCAGACCTAATACAAGATAGGATGAAAGCTTTCTTCTTAGTTCAAGGTATGGATACTTGTTACTCAGGTTATTCAGGATACAAACAAATTAAGTTAAGAGCAGACTATAATAACAAAGACTTCGATAAGAGAGTCTTGTTATCCTTTGAGTCCTATCCATACATGGATAGTCTGAAGTATCTAGATGAAGATAGAACAATCCTAGGAAATAGTGAGTTTTGTATAAACTATGGAAACTATTTGATTCTTAATTCTACAGACGGTAATTACGAAAGCACTAGTAGTTCTAATGAAGTAGAATGTGATTGTTGCCATAGAACAGTTCACGAAGACGATACTATTTACATTGACTTCCGTAGAGACGAACACTACAATTACACAGTTTGTAACGATTGTGGAGGGTGGTCTGAACACCATAATGCTTATGTAACCATAGAAAACTGTGTAACTATTGACGATGAGTACGTGCTTGAAGAAGATGCAATTCAAGACTATCAAGGAGATTGGATTCTCAGAAGTAAAGCTACTGAATTAATTGACGGCAGGTATGCTAGTGATGATGATGATAATCTCACAGAATACGACAACGGAAACTATTTCATCATGGGAGATAGCACTTATGAATTTGTAGAGTACGACTCACTATACTATCAGCCAGAAGAATGTTGCGAAACAAAAGATGGAATCATGGTGCCAACAGAACTTACCATAGAAGTAGATGGAGAAGTATGGCTTAAGTCAGATTACGAAGAGTATCAAAACCTTAACCTATTATGATTATGGGAAAAAATTGGATTACAAACACACTAAACAAAGTAAAAAAAGTGAAAACTAGGAAAAAGAATAGAGTTAAGTTTAAGGTAACTAAGGCTCCAGAACGAGAAACCATACAAGTAGAGGGACTTAAACCTATACCAAAAATGGAGTTGGCAATCAAGCCAAACTATGAAAGACTCATTATGCTATTAGATATGAGAACCTATTCGTATGATCCTCTACAAGACAAATTCATTAGCAAACTACAAGACCACTTCACCAGCTTAGGTGCAGTTGCTCAGAAAGATGCCTATGGTAACTTGTATGTAACTAAAGGTAATGCAGAAGTGTATCCTTGTGTAGTAGCACATACAGACATCAACCAAAAAGTTAGACAGAATGTCAAGATTATGACTGCATATCCTTGGATGTTTGGCTTTGACGTTAATAAAGGTGAACAAGCTGGTATGGGTGCTGACGACAAAGTCGGTGTGTATTTTGCAGTACACATGTTTGACCTATTCGACAACATCAAATTGTTCTTTCCAAAAGACGAGGAGGTTGGTCTAGTAGGTACTTACAAAGCAGACAAGAACTTCTTCAAAGATTGCAGTATGCTTCTTCAGCTCGACAGACGTTCTTACAGCAATGACTTAATCAATTACACCAATGGAATAGAAGTGTATGGTGATGAGTTTTATGAAGCTGCTAAGCCTATCATGGAAAAGTACATGTATGCTAAGAACACAGGTAGTTGCACAGATATCGGTGGTATCAAGAAATTCGATACTGTAGAGTGTGTTGCTATGAATGTGAGCTGTGGTTACATTAACGAACATGGAGATGATGAGATGATTTCTATCCCTCACTTTGAAAACGCTATCAATTTTGGCTATGAGTTGCTTAAGATGGGTGTAGACAAAGTATGGTCTCATAAAGCTAAAACAGAAGTTTACGAGAACAAAAGTTATGGAGGTTATGGAGGTTATGGAGCCTACTCTTATGGAGGTTACTACGGACGCACTTACGACTTCTTTGATGATTTGGAAGAAACAAAAGTTTCTACTAACTCATACACTGTAGAAGGTCCCCAAGGTAAAGTAAAGTTACTTAATGAGTTTAAGTCACAAGATGAGTACATTTTTGAGACCTATCCTGAATTGATAGATCCTTTAATGAGAAGCACTTATCTAGGTCATACTTTTGGTTACATGGAAACACAAGAACAAATACTACAGAGCGATGTAGATGAGTGTATTACTGAAAACATTTGTCCAAATTGTTGGGGAAATGTACAAGCTGATAACAGATTGTTATTGTACACCTATTGTGAAACCTGTGACAGTACTTTTAACATACCTGAAATAGATGCTGATGCCTGATAGAGAATTATCGTTTAATTGCTATGGAGAGAGTCTGGATACAAGTCCAGACTTTCTCGCAGCAAAAAGAGCCTATGAAGAGTCGTTGCTTAATTGGGAAGAACTTGAAAGGGATTGTGAAAAAAATTGTGAACAAAATGGGGAATCTGATTTGGAAATCACAGAACACATCCCTAATTTTGATATCCCAATAAAGGAAAATCTTCCTTTAAAACAACCAAACCTAAATGAAAAAGACGTTTTATGAGACAATGTGGAGCCTGTTAGAAAAACAGGGAGTGCTCCAACAATGGTTTGATGAAGGTCTTCTCGTTACTAGGAAAAACACTACATTTTGGACACCAAAAGCCCTAGAAATCCTAGGGCTTGAGGAGTCTATAGGTGGTGTTAAACTAAACGAAGAGGTACCGAAAAAACCAAGAACGGTAACAGTTCCAACAATAGATTGGATTGATGAGTTTGCTCTGAAATTTAGTGTGAAAAACATTGGGATAGCAGGCAAAGGTGGGAACATAAAAGCAATCACAAAGAAGATGCAGCAGTTCCTACTAGAGAATGACTACACCAAAGAAGAAATCTTAGCAGGCGTAGACTTATATCTTAGTAATCTAAAGAGAAGTAATAGTATGGCATATGTACAGGAAGCCCACTACTTCATCAGCAAGATTCATAATGGAGTTCAAGTCAGCAATTTATCTAAGTGGTGTGATGAAGCACGCAATGGCAACAATAAGCCATATACAAGTCACACAATACTATAATTTTTTCTTTCTTATTATAGTATGTCACATCAGTCAATCAAATTCAACGACTTAGTTAATGTCATAGAGAATAATCGCAGGATTAAAGAAGAGGGAGGTATTACTTCTATCTTAGGTCCTTTTGATAGACTATCACAGTACTATGGCGGATTTACAAAAGGTTCTATTACAGCAATTACAGCATCGTCTGGTGTAGGTAAAACAAAATTTGTAAAGTATTTTACGGTACATAATGTGTTAAGAAGAACACATAGAAGTAATATCAAGCCGAAGATATTTTACTTTGCCTTAGAAGAAAACCAAACAGACTTTTGGCTTTCGTTTATCTCAAGTTACCTATATCAACAGCACAAGTTGAATATTAGTGTAGCACAACTAAAATCTATCGGTAGCTTTAATATAAGTTCAGACTTAATGGCTAAAATTAAAGAAGCTGAAAGATACATTAATGCATTACAGGATACAGTAGAATGTATAGACTATATTAGAAATCCTACGGGAATTCTTAAATATGTAAAAGCATACTTCGATAACCCAGAAGTGGGTGAGTATATCTACAAAGAAATGCCTGATGGTAGAAAGCTTGTTACTGGTTATAAGTACAAGTCAGATAACCTGTGGGTGTTTTGTATTATCGATCATATCAGTCTCTTATCTAACGAGACTATACCTGATAGTAAGATTAAGTATACTCCGTATCAAACCTTTGACTTAATGGTCAAAGACTACATCTTGGATATCTTCTCAAAGAGATTCCAAATGGTTAATGTTATTGTACATCAGCAAACTCCATCCTCAGAGAAAGCTGTATATACAAACAAAGGACACCTTATAGAAGAAAAGATTGAGCCTTCGTTAGAAGAGTTACATATCAACAAAGGTGTTCACCAAGATTACGAGATTGTGCTGGGACTGTTCAACCCATCACGTTATGATATAGAAACGCACAATGGATATGATATATCTATCTTAGGGCGTAACTATAGATGTCTCAAGTTCCTTAAAGACAGACACTATGGACTAGAAAATGCTAGTTTAGGTTTGCACTTTCAAGGAGCTAGTGGTTTCTTTCAAGAATTGCCTCGTGCAGAGACAATGACTACAGGAGGATACTATGAACAATTTAGAGAAAAGAAATAGAAATGTTGAAGAAAGTTGTACTAGGAAAACACCTAAACATTATTCTCAGTGAGATGTGTAACAGAGTAGGCACAAACTTAACTGAGATTAATATCTTGCAAGATGAATGGCAAGAAATACATCATTGGTCTATCGAAGAGGAACAAGCTTTTCAAGACTGGATGTATCGATATTTAGTGGCCAATACGGACGCTCTATTTGAAATATCTACCTATAAACCACAGGAACTATTTACCGCAACCGAATTAATTAATCTAGTAAAGGAGTTTACATTGTTTTATGGATGGGCATTGACAGAAGAGGCTGACTTGGAAAATATAAAAGAAAATAAATTAAACAAAGATTGAAATGTCAAGTAAATTAATCGCAGTCGTAGGACCCACGGGTAGTGGGAAATCAACCTCCATCAAAACTTTAGATCCAAAAGAAACGTACATCATTAACATTGCACGTAAAGAACTTCCATTTAAAGGAGCTAACAAACTGTACAATGCAGAACTAAAAAATTATGCAGAGCTAGATGATGCCCTGCAAGTTGTAAAGTATCTACAAAGTATTAATGAGAAAGCTCCTCACATCAAACATGTGATACTGGAAGATTCTAACTACATTATGGGTTTCAACATGGTAAGAAAAGCCACAGAAACAGGTTTTACAAAATTCTCTGTTATGGCTAAGGACATGGTCACATTACTAACGGAAGCCCGCAAATTACGTTCTGATTTGAAAATTTTCTACTTTTCCCATCCCGAGGAGGTCATGGATGATGGAGCCATCGTATCGTACAAGATGAAAACAGCAGGTAAACTGTTAGATAATCAGATTGTACTCGAAGGTTTATTCACAGTTGCATTGTATACCCATGTAGACGAAGACAATCAGGGTAACACAACTTATGAATTTGTAACTAATCGTTGGAAAAAGTATCCTGCTAAATCTCCTGATGGCATGTTCTCGGAGATTCGTATCCCTAATGACTTGAAACTTGTGTGTGAACACATTGATGAGTATTATTCTTAAATCAAAACTTAAACCAAAAATTATTTTAAAGCAATGAATTTAGACAATTTAGAAACCAGATCAAGCAATTCCAGCAACAAGAAGTTGTATACAGGTATTGCGCCCATTAAGATTGTAGCAGTAAATCCTACACGAGAGCAAATTGCAGAAATGTACGAAGTAGATGTAGAAAAAGTAAAAGAGCCAAACTATTTTACAGAAGATTCTACAAGAATTGACTTTTGGTATAGAAACCACGACAGCATCACTACTCCATTATTGGGTAAGTTTGCTTTGTTTGTAAGTAATCAAGTACGTACTAGTCAATCAGGAAAAACTCAATACATTGACAATCATAGTAAAGTATGTTGGGCAGATAGTCTAGGTGACTTATCGGAGAGAAATGGCAAATTAGCCGATTATAACAAGTTAAAACTAGAAAAAGTGCGTGAAGCTTTACGAGGTGAAGAAGACTTGTACTCTCTACTGAAAGCTTATGGTAACGTAGATATCAACAATTCTCCTTTCATGCTTGATGATATCAAAAACATCATTAAAGGTAACGTAAATGAGTTGCGTGAGTTCTTTAACCATTTCAACAAAAAAGAAGGCGGTATCAAAGTACTCATGGGTGTTAAAGATGGTCAATACCAAGATGTTTGGAATAGTATGTTCTTGACTGTTAATGGAAAACTCAGTGACTATATGCGTAATAAAATTACCGATAGTAACTATGGCTATAAACATTTTTATGGTAATAGTTTTGCTTTTAAGGAGTTTGTTTCTAGTGAAGAGCCTACAGATGTTGAAAGTGGCGATCCTTGGGATAACGTAAATGCAGATCCATTTGGAGATGTACCAAATACACCAAATGTAGCAGCTACATCAACTAATAAACCTCAATCAGAAAGTCCATTTGAGGACGATTTGTTTGGCTAAACATAGCAAGTAAAGCATGGGGGTGCTATGTGTACCCCCAACTTTACTGTAAGTTAGAAAGATTCATATGGAGTTAGAAAACATCAAAACAATAATAACAAGACAAGTTCTGTTTAATAAGTTTAGTCAAGAACAGATTATGGAGTTTTACTTTGGTGAACCTGTAAAACTTAAAAAAGCTTATAAAAACTTTTCAAGAAATGATAAATCTGCTACTTGTTATTTCTTTTATAAGCGATCAGGTGAACTAGTTTTTATGGATTTTGGCCTAGGTAAATGGATTAACTGTTTAGATATGGCTAGTTTAAGAAATGGAGGAGAAATTAGCTATCGTCAAGTCTATGAACAAATGTCTAATATCACTCCTAGTAAGTTACCTATACCTACAATTACATTTGATAAAGATGATACTCAATCTACAACTACGATAAAGGTAGAAGTAATGCCTTATGAGGCTGCTGATTTAGCATTTTGGAATCAATTTAATATTAGTTTAGAAATCTTAAAGCATTTCAATGTAAGAAAAGTAAAAAGAGCTTGGACCAATGGCCAGTTAACTTATATCAATGTGGACAGAGATCCTTGCTATAGATACATTGAAAATGATAGAATTAAACTTTATAGACCTAAAAACAAGAAGATGAAGTTTAGAAATAACTACATTCAAGAATTTGAAGGTACTACTGTTTTACCACAACAAGGAGATACTTTAGTTATTACTAAATCTATGAAAGATATAATGACTTTATATTCTATTGGTATTACAGCGGTAAGTCCTCGTTCAGAAAGTGCAATTTTAGATTCAGTTTTATTAAGTGATTTCTTAAAAGCATATAAAAAAGTTGTTTTATGGTATGATGCAGATACAACTGGTGAAGAACGATCAGCAAAAATGTATGAAATGTATAAAGACCAAGGTCTTAAGAGAGTAACTCATGACCCTATCTTAGGTAAAGACGTTAGTGATATAGTAAAAACTCATGGAATAAATAAACTAATAGAACTATGCAAACAGTTAGAGATCTTATAGAATATATCTGTCGAGAGACGACAGACTATCTACACAAATATGATAAGCTTAAGCAACAAGATGCTTTTTTAGCAACTAGACTTACGAACAAGTTTATGAATGACCGTAAAGTCGTCAAACATAAAAACAAAAGCATTGTGATAAACATCCAAAGAAAGAGACCAAGGACAATTGTACTTCCTAATCTAACACAGTTAGAGTTAAAACTAACTTTATTGATATGTGAGATACATAATGTAACCTATGACCAACTATTTTCAGCAAACCGTACAGGTGAAGTTGTTGATGCTCGTAGACAGTTGACTTCGTTTTTCTATACATATTTAGCTTATACGTATACACACGTAGCAACTATCTTTGGTAAAGACCACAGCACAATCATACATAATGTTAGGACACATCAAGATTTATTAGAGACTGACCCTGCATATGTATTAAAGTTTGGTAAGTTTATGGATTCTATTAAGAAAGATTTTCCAGAGATTTTAGTTAAGATAGAAGAAAAGAGCGAGTTGTTAAAGGAATTTCAAAAAGTACACGCACAAAGAATGCTAAAAAACGGAAAAACAATAACAGAAAATCAAGTAAACTAGTATGCTGCTAAATAAGAGAATCAACATACCAGATGATTGGTATAAAAAATTACAGTCTTACATAGAATCAGAACATTTTACTAAAGTGGCTAATTACGTAAAAGAAAGAAGAAATCATACTGAAGTATATCCACCAAGTAAAGAAATCTTTAGAGCATTCCAACTTACACCTTACAGCAATATTCGTGTAGTTATTATAGGAATGGATCCCTATCCTTCAATATACAATGAAAAACCAGTAGCATGTGGACTTTCATTTGCACCTCGTGATACAAATTATGTACCTCCTAGTCTCAGAAAAATTTATGAGAGATTAAGAGATGATTTTTACAAGGATGAAATGACGTTCCCTGCTGACTTAAACATTGAGTATTGGGCAAAACAGGGAGTACTTATGCTCAACGCAGCGTTAACCGTTGAGCATGGGAAACCTGGAAGTCATATGAAAGTTTGGACTAATTGGACTGCAGAGGTAATTAAAGCTATTAACAATTACAGTAGTGGAGTTATCTTTTGTTTGTGGGGTAAAGATGCGCAAGCCTTCAAAGAAGAAATAGGCAGCCATCATATCGTACTAGAATCAGAACATCCAGTTGCTGCAAACTATCAAGGAAGACAGTGGGATTGCGACCACTTTAAAAAAATAAACGCACATCTAATGGGAGTCAATGGTGACTCTATTGAATGGATTAAAATTTAAAGTTATGTCAGACAAACCAAAACCAGGAGAAGAGTTTCAAAGAGAACTCAACAAATTAGTACAAATGGTAGAAGAGAGAGTTACAAGAGAAGTAACAACTTATTTTCTAGAATTTATTGATGGAAGAATTAAAGAGTTAGACAAAATGCCTCAAACCACAGAATATGATTACTGTGAGAAGGTAGGAAGAATTAAAGAATTACAAGAATTAACAAAAACCCTTAGAAATTTAAACTAAAATGAATACACAAGAATTATTGGTCGCATCAAAGACTGATTGGACAGTTGAAAAGAAACCTTTGTTTGGTCCCGATGGTGAGCCAACAAACGGTTATGGTATCTTCAGATCTGACAACAAAAAATGCTTAGGTCTAGTTGGTAGTAAGTATACTATCACACAAAATCAGGAGATATTAGAAATGTTAATGTATGCTGCAGGAGCCTTAAACATTCCTGCAGTACGTGGTGGAACTTTGGGTTCGGGAGAACGTATTTACTACCAGTTTCAGTTGCCTGAGGTAGCTATTGGTGGATCTAGAAACATGCGTTACTTGACGGGCCTCACAGCTCACGATGGTTTGACAAAGATTGGCTTTGGTGCAACTAACGTAGTGGTGGTTTGTCAAAACACGTTCTTCAAAGCATTCAAGGATTGTGAGGCAGTAAAACACACTCCAAATCACAAGGAGAAACTTGCTGGCATTATCAAGTCTTTGCGTGAGTCTATCTCTACAGAAGAGTTTATGGTAGAACGCATGATTAAGATGAGCAATGTTACGGTTCCGAGTAAGATTACAGATGATTTCTTGTTTGAAATCATTGGTGGACATTTGGAGTCAACTCGTAGCAACAATCGTCTAAACGATTTGAGAGCAGCAATGTCTACAGAGTACAACACTCACGGAGAGACAGCTTACGGATTATTTAATGCAGTTACTCGTTTTACTAACCACATGACTACCTACAAAGACGTAGATACCAAGCGTAAGGCTTTGATGTTTGGCTCTGGTGCTCGTATTAATGAGCGTGCGTTTGAGTTGATTGAGCAAAAGTTTGTAAACAGTGCACCTGTAGAAATTTACATCTAACCCATAGCAACAAATGGAGACAGAATAACCCGAGGTTAGCTTGGGTTATTCTTTTCCATTGTATATTGTATTATGCTAAGAAGAAAAAGCCCACAGGAAAAGAAGACTCCAGTTAAGGGAGAGCCTGTAAATAAAGACAAACCAATAGTTGAGACGATATGTAGTAACTGTGGGAAGAAAAGAACTTACTCCAACAAGAGCAAGAAGTTATGTGCAGTTTGTGTAAAGCGTATCAACCAACAGAAGGTTAAGGAGCGCAAAGAGAAGGTACGCAAGAAGAAAGCAGAATCTATTGGTGTACTGACTAAGAAATTAGACAGGATATTCAGTGTATTTGTCAGACTTTCAGGAACGAATAAGAACCACTCTACTAAATGTTTTACTTGTGAAAAAGTTTTGCACTGGAGAGAGATACAATGTGGACATTTTCAGTCACGAAGATTCTACTCTACTAGATTTCATGAGCTAAATTGCAAACCCCAATGTTATGCCTGCAATATAGGACTCAGTGGTAATCAATACACATTTGGCGTAAATCTAGATAAATTACATGGACAAGGCACAGCGGAGTCTATGATACGTATGTCTAGAGAAGTTAAGAAGTTTACTAGTCAAGAGATGATGGATATGATTGCTCATTATGAAAGTAAAGTAGGGGAGTTGAGGAAAGAATTAAACATTTGGGAGTAAAGTATGAGATTGTATTTTGTAACAAACAACAAACAAGTTGAGCGGGAGCTAGAAGTAGCCTCTAAAGGAGAGATTACACCCTGTACGTTAGAGTTGTGTCTTAAGTATTTGAATAAGCAAGACGTACTTGGTTTTG